ACGGATAAGTAAAATTACCTATATAATATAGGTAGTTTAAAAAAGTTAAATGAAAGATTTACCAATCAGATCAACATGTATTTTGTTTGGAACAGTTAGTGTTGCTCTTTTATTATCACAGTATGCGTGGGTATGAAACAATTTAACACTTGGGTCTTAGACACCACGATTTACATCTTGGATTTCCTTTACAGAGGTAGAGATTTCCAAAGATTCTGGGTACTAGAAGTTATTGCGAGAGCACCCTACTTCTCTTTTATAAGTGTTTTACATTTCCGTGAGTCATTAGGACTTAGAGGACCAGAACATATTTACTTAATGAAAGAACACTTCTATCAGGCACTTAATGAGACAGAACATCTGGAAGAAATGGAACTTAGGGAGGGTAATAAGTACTGGATCGACAGATTTTTTGCAAAGCACCTTGTTCTACTTTATTATTGGATCATGGTTGCTTACTATCTTGCTAATCCTCTTGCTGCCTATGATATTAATATGAAGATAGAGAAGCATGCATTCGAGACGTATATAAAGTATTTGGCATATCACCCAGAAGATAAGAAGATAGCAGAGATAGCAGAAGACGAACTAAAACACGCACACGAATTACATCACGCAATGTCTATGATCTAATGGTTGTAGTTCATTCAGTTAACATTATGGTTCTCATACTTATCATAAGTGTGACGATTCTTATCGCCTATATAATGAAGTATGCCTATGAGGAAATGAACGATGGGAGCAATGACACCCCCAAGCAGGAAGAGTTGTTACAACTTTCGAGTGACGGAGATAACAAAGGTAGTTGATGGTGATACCATTGACGTAGTAATAGACTTGGGGTTTGATATATACAAACATGAAAGAGTCAGAATTGCTGGAATTGATACTCCTGAGAAAAGAACAAGAGATCTTGAAGAAAAGAAACTAGGCATAGACGCAACTAACTGGATGAAAGGAACTTTGGAGGACACTATTAATGGAGAACATGAACTCACTATACGAACTGAACTTAAAGGCGGGGTTGGTAAGTATGGTCGTCTCCTTGGTTGGTTATATGTGGGTGACCAGGAAAAGTCGCTCAATGAACAGATGATTGACGAAGGGTACGCATGGTGCTATGATGGTGGTACCAAACGTAAAGACTTTGAATCACTTAGAGAGATTCGTAGAAGTCAAGGAACGTTGATAGAGTGATACCATCTATGAGAAAAACTATTATTAACGCACTCAAAGCACATGCTATGGGTGATATTAAAAAACACTTAGCAAACATTGAAATCTATTTGGAGAACCCTGCTGGTATTGGAGAACACTCTGATGTTATGGAAGCAATTCAAGTAGAACTAGATCAGGTGGCAAAATACCATGACCAACTCGAAGTCCTCTCAAAATACGTTGACAGGGAATCTGGTTCATGAAGTTTCTTCATTAATTAGACATAAGATATTAACCTTACCCGCACTTAAACCCTTAGATAATCCACATCCTATCGTAGAAAACGATGATGTGTTTATTATTAATGAGATGAATAGGTGTAAGGGTCTAAGGAAAGTACATTTAGAAACTGGATATACAAAGAACATTGAAGTCATGCACTGTGTGTTCTTTCCTAATCCAGAATATCCCTTACCTATATTTGGTGCTGATATAGTTGCAACACCGAAGGTAATTACTGCTGCGATCTGTGATATATCTCCTGTGCATAGCGCAGATAGTATCTACTATGGTTTAGATTTAATTGCAGGGCAGTATAAATTTAAAGAAAGAAGGCAGTTACCAGAGTGGGCAGATATATTTTCAGACTATGTACAGTTCATGCGTATACGAGACAACAAAGAGAAAGATATGTTTGTCGAGTTAGTCAGTAGATACCTAGACATTTATATTGAGCATGTATATGGTGCCAAGAGAGATCAAAATTGGATAAATAATATGAAGAGAATGGATGATCAAATCTGGTATTGTAAACAACAAAGGCAGAACAAGAAAACCAAGGCAGTCCTTGGACAATGGTTCGATCCTGAGTGGGCAGATGATTACATCAACAATACTTTATTTGATGTACCTAATAGAAATTGGCAATGGTGGATGAATGGCGACTGATCAGCAGTACTTAGGTAACCCTAATCTAAAAAAAGCAAACGTTGCACAGAGTTTTACTCCTGCACAGGTGAAAGAGTTCGTCAAATGTTCTCAGAATCCTGTGCATTTTATTAGGAAGTATATCAAAATCGTCTCACTAGATAAAGGTCTGGTGCCATTTGATTTGTATGACTTCCAAGAGGATATGGTATCTAAGTTTAATGATAATAGATTCAATATTGCTAAGTTACCTAGACAGTCTGGTAAGTCTACTGTTGTTACATCATATCTGTTATGGTATGTGATCTTTAATGATAATGTTAACGTAGCAATCCTTGCAAACAAGGCAGCGACTGCTAGGGAAATGCTACAACGTCTACAATTAAGTTATGAAAACCTCCCAAAATGGATGCAACAAGGAATCAACCAGTGGAACAGAGGTTCTTTGGAACTTGAAAACGGCAGTAAAATCATGGCTGCTTCTACTTCCGCTTCTGCTGTCAGGGGTATGTCTTTTAATATCATATTTCTGGACGAATTCGCGTTCATTCCGAATCACATTGCTGACCAGTTTTTCAGTTCTGTGTATCCTACTATATCTTCTGGTAAATCAACAAAAGTTATTATCATATCTACACCACATGGTATGAACATGTTCTATAAACTCTGGCATGATGCTGAGAGACAGAAGAACGAGTACGTTACCACTGAGGTACACTGGTCACAGGTGCCAGGTAGAGATGCAGTATGGAAAGAGCAGACCATAGCGAACACATCAGAAGAACAGTTCAGAGTTGAGTTTGAGTGTGAGTTCCTGGGATCTGTTGATACTCTTATCTCCGCATCTAAGTTGAGGATGATGACATATGATGATCCTATACAGAAGAATAAAGGACTAGATGTATATGAAAGACCAGAAAAAGATAAGACATATTGTATAACTGTTGACGTAGCAAGGGGTGTAACGAAGGATTATAGTGCGTTCTGTGTAATAGATACGACAACAATACCATATAAGGTGGTAGCAAAGTATAGAAATAACACAATTAAACCACTACTATTCCCTAATACCATATATGATGTCGCGTGTGCGTACAACCATGCGTTTGTATTAGTAGAGGTAAATGATATTGGCGGGCAGATTGCGGATATGTTGCACTTTGACTTGGAGTATGACAATATCCTTATGGCATCTATGCGTGGACGTGCAGGACAGGTGGTAGGACAAGGGTTCTCTGGCACTAAGGTACAACTAGGAGTCAAGATGAGTACAACTGTCAAGAAGACAGGGTGTTCTAATATGAAACAGTTGATAGAAGATGACAAGTTACTGATATCTGACTATGATATTATTGCAGAACTGACTACATTTATACAGAGAGGTCAGGCATGGGAAGCAGAAGAAGGTTGTAATGATGACCTTGCTATGTGTCTGGTTATGTTTTCATGGTTAGCAACATCGGATTACTTCCGTGAACTACATGACAATGATGTCAGAATGAGAATGTATCAGGAGCAGAAAGATCAGATAGAAGCGGACATGGCACCTTTTGGATTTGTTAGTGACGGATTAGAGGAGGAAACCATCATTGACAATGAGGGTCAAGTATGGCATACTGATGAATACGGAGATATGTCTTACATGTGGGAGTTCAAATGATTTCTTTTTTATTCGCTAGTGCTGGTTTACTAAACCTATTGTTCTATGTTTTTGCAATAGGGTTTGTGGTATCGTTGATACTAGAACAGATTGTTAGAGCAAAACCCTTATCACCTTTTGATGAGATAAATGAGAGGAATCTCTATATAGTACAGACCAACCGCAAATACTGTTGGAGACAAGCATGGATCACTAATCTAATATGGTTTATGGTCAATGTAAGTCTGTTCTTGGTATCTCGTAATATGCAAACACCAACCGATACATTCTGGAACGGAATCTAATGGTAATAAAAGTAGACAAATCAGAAGAGTTTATAAAGAGTGGGAAGAAACTTGCATCAGAGTATCCTGCACAGAAGACTCCTATGGAACGGTTACATGATGATATAAGAGAATGGACCTCGAAGGAGACTTCCTAGAATTAGAACATCTTATCCTAAAACAACGTGTCTGTAAGACATGTGGGGTAGAGAAAGATCTATTGACTGACTATTATAAGACTAGAAAAGACAGAGGTGCTATGCCCTCTGCTTTTTCGTATGAATGCAAATCATGTACAAAGATAAGAATTAAGAAAAGACGTAAAAATGTTGATATAACTACCTACTCCTACCCTGACTGGTGATGTTCACGTCTTGTTTCCCCACTGGAAACATACGTTTTTCTAAATATTAGTAGCATCCGAATTGAAATTTATCCGAGGAGTATACCCAGATGGCATCCACACAAATTTCCCCAGGTGTTGTCGTCCTAGAAAGAGATCTAACTAATACCGTAAACGCTACTGTTGATAACATAGCAGCGGTAGTTGGAACTTTTGAAAAGGGACCAGTAGATGAGGTTAGAACTATCTCATCCGAGAGACAACTGGTTGAAGAGTTTGGTAAACCAAACGACAGTAATTACGAGTATTGGTTCTCTGCTGCACAATTTATGTTGTACGGTGGATCAGTAAAAGTAGTTCGTGCAACAAGCACATCATTAAAGAA